TGGCGATATCGGCCCACTACACCGGCAGGGTAGAGGAGGCGATCAAGCACGGCCAAGAGGCCCTGAGACACAAACCACAAGACGAGCGCCTACGCAACAACCTGTCCTGGTACCAGGGCGCACAACAGAGGGCGGCATAACATGGCAGCATCCGGAAAAACACCAATCTCACTTTACCACAGCACGACCCCCGCCGCCGTACCCAGCGCGGCAAACCTGGTGCCGGGAGAGCTCGCGCTTAACACGGCAGACGGCAAGCTGTACTACGAGGACAACCTTGGCGCGGTTCAGCTGCTTGCATCGGTCGGTAATACAGGAGACGTCACAGGACCCGCGTCTGCCACAGACAACGCAATCGTTCGTTTTGACGGAACGACCGGTAAGATAGTCCAAAACTCTGTCGTAACAATCGCCGACGGCTCTGGCAACATGTCTGGCGTTGGCTCAATTACGTCCACTAGCGCGTCGGGCGTGCTAACACGCACGGCCGCAACGCAGGACGGGGTTGCCTTGGTCGGTGGAGCAAGCGGGACAAGCTCTTACATCTCAACGATCACACCAAACTCGCTAAGTGCCAACAGGACCATCATTCTGCCGGACGAAAACACGACAATGGCCGGCACCGATGCAGCGCAGACCATTACCAACAAAAGAATTAACCCGCGCGTGTCTAGCACGGCATCTACGTCTTCCATAACGCCAGACGTTGCCTCGTTCGACCAGTACAACATTACGGCCCTGGCGGTTACGCTTACAGTAAACGCCCCCACCGGGACACCGGTCGATGGCAGCAAGATAATTTTACGAATCCTTGACAACGGCGTAAGCCAATCAATTAACTGGAACCCAACCTTTACGGTGATAGGCGTGACGCTTCCCACGTCGACCACGGCAAACAAGACAACTTACGTCGGGTGCGTGTACAACGCAAACAACACCCGCTGGGACGTGGTTGCAGTAACCACGCAGGTGTAGCGCATGGCAAACAGGTACTGGGTTGGCGGAGCAGCAAATTGGGACGGCACGGCCGGAACTAAGTGGTCCACAACGTCCGGCGGCGCCGGAGGGGCGGCCGTCCCAACATCATCCGACGACGTATTTTTTGACGCAAACTCTGGCGGGAGCACCGTTGCAATCCTTGGCACGGCCATTGCAAGGTCTGTTACGTGTACCGGATTTACCGGGCAACTAACATCTGGCACGCTATTCTTATACGGCGGAAACCTTACATACAGCGCCACAATGTCTGGCAGCAACGCGGGCCCCGACTATACGTACATAAACGGCAACTGCGTCATAACCACCGCAGGAAAAACTTTAGCCCCCAATTCATCTGGCATACTGTCCATTTCCGCATCAAGCGGGACCGTCTCCCTGGCCGACAACCTTACGCTGGGCAACACCAGTACGTTAGAGGTATTATCTGGCACATTTACAACAACGGCAAGCAACTACAGCATCAGCGCCGGATATTTTAGCAGCGTCTCAAGTTTATCAAGAACAATTTCATTAAATGGCAGCTTGGTCAATTTGTTTGCCGGCGGAAATACTACCTTAAATTTTACTAGTAACTCAGGGTTAACGTTTAACGCCGGAACGTCTAACATAACCCTCCAAGCAAACGGGCCCTACATGCTAACGGGCCCAAACAGCTTGACGTTTAACAACGTAACGTTCCAATTAACTGGCTCAAACGATTCATACATGTCAGGGCCCTTAGTTTTTAATAACCTGACCGTTGTTCCTTATTCTAGCTACTGCATTCCATTTTATGTCAAAAACAACATAACGGTAAACGGCACGCTTAATGTTTCAAGTGCCAGCGTAACCACCAGAGTCTTTCTTTCTTCGGAAAACTGGCTAAACGGGAGTGTTGTCGACGTAACGGCCGCGGCCGTAAGCGCAACCAACTGCGACTTTAGGTGCATATCAATCACGGGGGCTGCCTCCCCAATCAGCCCAACGGGCGCAGGAAACTGCGGAAGCAACGCCGGCATAACCTTTCCGGTGTCTAAAACTGTCTACTGGAACCTTGCGGGGTCTAATCTTTGGACCGACAACGGGTGGGCCACAACCTCCGGGGGGTCCCCCGCAACCTCAAACTTTCCCTTAGCACAAGACACGGCCGTCATTGATGACAACGGCGCCGCGACCGCTATAACGCTTTACTCAGGCCACAACATAGGGACCCTTAACTGTGGTTCACGAACAATTCCGGTATCACTCGATTTTTATGGTAAAAGATTTTGCGTGTACGGGTCCCTTACCATGGGCAGCGGAGTAACGCTTACGTCCAGCTCTCCCGCCGTAGACGCAACATTTTCTCCTCGCAGTGCCACGGTTAATATAACATCTGCCGGCAAGGTCTTCCCTTGGAATGTATGGATTGCGTCTGCAGGCAACACCGTGCAATTGTCCGACAACTTTGAAACTACAGCCACAACTTACGTGGCGGCAGGAACGCTAGACCTAAACAACTTTAACTTTACTACCTCCAGCGCGTCCCTTGGAAATGTTTTTGCTGGAAATACTCTTATATCAAAGTTTGTTGCTTTTTCTACGTCTGGTCAGATGACGCTGACTGGAAACAGTAAGACTATTTTTAGTAATACGGGAAACGCCGTGTATTACACAGGAACGTCAAACGTCGTGTGTAACTACACCGGGTCCGTAGGATTTAGAACAATCTACAGCAGTTCAACAGAATCAAACTCTTTCTCGTTTTATGTAACCGGCGGGTCTGACACTATTTCTCTTTCCACGTCAGCCAATTTTAAAAATTTAAATTTTACAGGTTTTAGTGGAACCCTCTCTCCTAATGTTGCGACCACAATATATGGGGACCTGACAATATCGTCTGGGATGTCCCTTAGCTCAACCTCCCTTTCAACATCTTTTGCGTCTTCTACCACGCAAAACGTAACATCAAACGGAAAAACGTTTAACTTTCCCGTTTCAAAGACTGGCGTTGGTACTTTAACAATGCTAGACAATTTGACACTTGGCACGTCACGAACGTTTACGTTATCTAGCGGAACCCTTAACCTTAACGGGTTTAACTTAAGCGTTGGAGTTTTTGACTCCTCTAATAGCACCGCCCGATCCATTTCGTTTGGGTCTAACAACATTGCCCTTACAAGCACCACAGCATCAACAACGGTGCTGTCGATGGCAACTGCTACTAACTTTACTTTTACTGGAACTGGAGCATTTACCAGAAACATGGCCGCAACGGCCACGGTAAGTTTTGGTATTAGCGGGGGCACAACATCAAACGCGCCCAACTTAACCGTAAGCGCCGGTTCTTCTCAGCTAGATATTGGCAGCGGGAGCTATTTTAAAAACGTAAATTTTACAGGGAGCACATGCGATGCGCAAGGCACATACTACGCCTGCGGAGACCTTACGCTGGCATCGGGCGGTACATATTCAACGCTTCAGCCATACTTTATTACATCGGCAACGCTCACAGGCGCCGGAAAAACGCTTGCTAATACCGAGATTAACGGAACAGGGATAACGGTTACTTTAAACGGCTCTTGCAATGTAGGTACGGGGAGTACATTTTTTCTGACCGAGGGAACGCTTGACCTAAACGGCAACGCCCTAAGCGTGCGCTCTTTTAGTTCCGCGGGGACCAGTGCCCGCTCAATTGCCTTTGGCTCGGCAAACATTGCACTTAGCAGCACTGTACCAGGGACAATTATTTTGGGCATGAGCGTTGCCAACAACTTTACCTACACGGGCACGGGCGGGTTTACCAGAAACATGACAAATTCAGCCACCGTTCAGTTTGGGTCCGTTTCTGGTGGCACAACCTCAAACGCGCCCAACCTAACCGTAACCGGCGGCTCACTTACATTAACTATCACATCGGGCAGCTACTTAAAAAATTTAGTTTTTACTGGTGGCACCAGCACCGTCACGGCAAGTAATTTAAACGTCGCCGGAAACCTAACCCTAGCCTCTGGCGGCACCTACACGGCCGTTGTCCCGACTTTTGTCGCGTCTGGGACAATTACAAGCAACGGAAAAACCCTTGGCAATACTACAATTAACGGCTCAGGCATTACCATAACGCTGGCGGATGCGCTAACCTTGGGTTCGACCAGAACCCTGACTTTAACTCAGGGCACGTTTACCGCCAACAATCAAAACGTCTCCACGCCATATTTTAATTCATCCAACACAAACACAAGAACCCTCAACATGGGCTCTGGCACGTGGACAATTTCTGGTTCTCCTACAATCTTTTTTCCTGCGTGGGAAACAACCACAACTACAAACTTAACTCTAAACGCCAACACCTCAACAATAAGCATGACAAACGCCTCAGCAAAAACTTTTGCCGGGGGCGGGTTAACATATTACAACCTTAACCAAGGCGGGTCCGGAACGTTAACGATCAGTGGCTCTAACACCTTTAACGACATTACCAACAGCGTCCAACCTGCCACGGTCAGCTTTACATCTGGAACAACCCAGACCGTGTCCAACTTTAGCCTGCTGGGTACTGCGGGTAACTTAATCACCGTCAATAGCACCTCTGCCGGTTCGCAGGCCTCTCTATCAAAAGCGTCCGGTATTGTAAGCGTTAACTACTTGTCAATTAGAGACAGCAACGCCACCGGCGGCGCACAGTGGTACGCCGGAACAAACTCAACCAACGTAAGCAACAACACGGGTTGGATTTTTACGGCCCCTCCGCCCTCAGGTTTTGGAAACTTCTTAGCATTTTTTACGTAAGGTTTAAAAATGGAAGACTCCGTAGAGACAAAGCTGGCCGTGCACGAGGCCGTGTGCGCGCAGCGATATGAAAACATAACCAAGCAATTAAACGACGGCGACAAGCGGATGAACAAGATCGAGTACCTGCTATATGCAACAATCTTGGCCGTATTGTTTGGCCCCGGCGTGGCCGCAGAGTTTATTAAAAGACTGTTCTTGGGGTAGCCTTGGCCCAGCTACCTGACCCCATCGACCCATCAAAGGTCGTACAGACGGCCCTTGGCGGTATCAAGGAGGCCCTCAAGGCCGGCCGTGAGATCAAGGAAACGGCCAAGGAGGTAAACGCCTTCCTGGACGAAGAGGCACGCGCTCGCGTGGCCTTTAAGCGCCGCCAGCAAGAGGTACAGCGTCGCGGGGACATGATGTACATCGACGCCATCAACGAGTACCGCGTCCTGTTTAACATACGCCAGGCCAAGGAGCAGGCCTTTAAACAGATAGAAAAAGAGTTTGGAAAGAGGGCCGTGCAGGAGGTTACGGCGCTCGAGGAGAGGCTGCGCAAAGAGAGGAAGGACCTCCAGCGAGAGTATGACTCAGACCGCCGCCAGACGCGTAACGAGTGGCTGATCATCGGCCTTCTCGGTCTTTTAATTTATGGAATCTTAAAAATGACAAAGGTGTGGTGATGATAGGAATAGACGCAATACTTAAAATTGGCGAGAAAGTACTTGACCGGGTCCTGCCGGACCCGGCCGCAAAGGCGGAGGCGCAGGCCAAGCTGATGGAGCTGGCCCAGAAGGGCGACCTTGCAAATCTCCAAGCAGAAGTTGATTTTGCAAGGATCGACGCTGAGGACCGTGACTCTGCCAGAAGCCGTGAGTCTGAGATGGCAAAGGCAGACGTGTGGGACCTCACAAAAAACATCAACACCGTGCTGGCCATAGGCGTAATCGCGTTGTCCTTCATATTATTCGCGGCCCTCATGACGATCGAGGTCAAGAGCATGGCCAAGGACATTTTGATTTACATACTGGGCGTGTTGTCTGCGGCGGTGACCCAGATACTGTCTTTTTACTTTGGGTCCAGCCAGGGCTCTAAAAACAAACAGGCAGAGATCGACAAACTGATGGGGGGTAACAAGTGAACCTATCGCCAAACTTTACGCTTGTAGAGATGACCAAGTCCGAGACCGGCCTGCGCCTTGGTATTAAGAACGAGCCTAACGAGGAACAGCTTAACAACCTGATGCAGCTCGCGCAAAAAGTGCTGCAGCCAGTGCGTGACGCTTTCAAGAAGGGGGTCAAGGTAAACTCCGGCTTGCGGGTTCCGGAGCTTAACAAGGCCGTGGGCGGGTCGCCAACGTCCGACCACTGCCGGGGACAGGCCGCGGACATCGAGATCCCTGGCGTCTCAAACTACGCCCTGGCCAAGTGGATACAGGACAACCTGGAGTTTACGCAGCTTATACTTGAATTTTATACCCCCGGCGTGCCTGACTCTGGGTGGGTACACGTCAGCTACGACCCCAAAGACCTCAAGCGACAGTCAATGACGGCCGTTAAGCGGGACGGCAAGACCGTATATTTACCGGGCCTTGTGGCCTGATTTTTGTGCATAAGTAGTAATAGATCCACCCACCTTAGGAGAGAAACGTGGAAGGCTTTAAATCAAACCCCAAGATGAAATCAGACATCGCCTGCTTCAAAGAGGGCGGATCGGTGTACAGCTCACGGACACACAAGGAAGACCCCAAAGAGGCCGCCGAAGACAAGGCCATGGTCAAGAAGGGCATCCGCCAGCACGAGACGGCCAAGCATAAGGGCCAGGAAAAGACCGAGATCAAGCTCAAGCAGGGCGGTCGCAGCAAAAAAGACGGCGCCAGCGTGCGTAAGTACAAGGCCGGCGGCGCTATCGACATGAAAAAAGACAAGGACGACAAAAAGTCCATCGCCCAGGTCAAGAAGACAAAGGCCGGCAAGGCAGACGCCCCCAGCGCAGCCGTTGGCAAGAAAAAAGAGTCTCCCAAGACCGACAACAAGCCAGCCAAGAAGACCATGACCGCGTCTATGGTCGGCCAGCTGCCTGCCGCCCCAGAGGCCCCCAGCGCCGCCATGTCGATGCCGGAAGGCCAACCAATTGAGATGATGGCAGACGGCGGATACTTAGACGGCGGGATCATTGGCCAGGGCGTGACCTCGGACTACGATCGAGAGCTGCAGAAGCGCAGGATGATGCGGCCCAAGCAGGTCCCGGAGATGTACCCGCCCGGCATGCAGGTACCTCAGCCGATGCAGCCCAGCGCTATCCCTCCCATGGGACAGGGCATGTCAGCGCCCGCGTTGGGCGGTGGGATGGGTGCCGCGGCCGCAAGTGGCCCCATGGGCAACGCAGCACCGCGCGGCACGATCACCGACGAGGAGCGCAACCTGCTTCGAGGCCTGCAGGCCGTTGGTCGCTACTCAGGCGGCGGGAGCTGCTAAGATGCCGATTGAGTCAAAGGCCCAGCAGAGGGCCATGTACGCCGCCGCGGCCGGTAAGTCAAACATTGGCATCCCCAAGAAGGTCGGCAAAGAATTTGTAGCGGCGGGGCCGGCCAAGAAAAACCTGCCGGAGAAAGTTAAATCTAGCGCACCAAAGCGGGCATCCGGCCGCGGGAGATAAGCTGTGGCCTACTCAGGCACCACAAACCAGACCAAGATAAACGTTGGGCAACTAATCGAGTACGCCTTCCGCGAGAGCGGAAAGTCGTCCGAGGAGCAGACCGCGCAGTACATCGTCGCAGGCAAGCAGGCGCTGTTTTACATCCTGCAGAACCTCTCCAACCGCGGCGTAAACCTGTGGATGCTCGAAAATAAGCTGATAGGCACCGTCAAAGACCAGACCGTCATAACCTTGCCCGAGGGTACCGTCGACGTTCGAGAGGCTAACTGGCGCTACATCGTGACGCCAACCATCTCGGCCGCGTTGCCGGCCAGCAACCCAGACTCCGCAAACCTGTTCGACCAGGACCTCTCAACCTTTGCCACGTCCGACCCACTAGACAACTGGTTTGGGGCGGGGTTTACGGGCGGCGAGAGGATCTACCAGGTAGGATTTAACTCCTACGGCGTTCAAACGTTTAACTTTGTATTTGAGACAAGCTCAGACGGGATTACCTGGACGGTGCGTAAGACACTGCCGGCCATTACGCTTCAGGACCGTGAGTGGTACTACTTCACCTTTGACCCGACCCCCGAGTACAACTTCTTCCGCGTGCGCGAGACCGTGGCCGGCACGTTTTCACTTAGGCAGCTGTCCTTCTCATACACGCAGCAAGACATACCTTTATCAAGGCTAAACCGAGACGATTACTGGAACCTACCAAACAAACAGTTTGAGAGCCAGAGATCGCTGCAGTATTGGTTTGACCGTCAGATTACGCCGCAGATGTATCTGTGGCCCATACCAGACAACGACTTCCAGCTATTTCAGCTCATCATTGAGAAACAGCTACAGGACGTCGGCAGCTTGTCTAATGAGCTGTACGTCCCTAACCGGTGGATAGCCGCAATTCAAAAAATGCTATCGCACCAGCTATCGCTGCAGATCCCCGGCGTTGACCAAAACAGGATCGTCTACCTGGAGGACCAGGCCAACAAGTGGCTGGCGCAGGCAGAAAACGAAGAGCGAGACAAGTCGCCCATCTACTACGCACCCAACATCAGCTACTACACGAGATAACAGATGCCAGCATACGTAATGACCTATGATTCGCTGGTCGAGGACGTGATACGCTACTCAGAGCGTGACGATACCTCATTCGTGCAGCAGATCCCTCGCCTTATTGCAATGGCGGAGCAGGAGATCGCGGCACAGATTAAGACGCTGTGGGAGCTGAACGTGGTCACGACCACGCTGGTGCCAGCGACTGGCACCCTATTGAAACCCACGCGTTGGCGAAAGACTGTCTCGATGAAAATTAACGGGGAGCCGGTACTGCACAGATCGCAGGACTACGTTGCCCAGGTTCAGGTAGAATTTTCACAAGGAGAACCAAAGTATTATGCAGATTATGACTACAATAACTGGGCTCTTGGCCCAATTCCGGACAGCGGCTACACGGTTGAAATCATTTACTACAGCCTTGTACAACCGCTTGATTCAACAAATCAGCAAAACCTTATCACGCAAGTAGCGCCGCAGGCGTTGCTGTTTGGGACCTTGTTGCAGGCCCAGGGTTACCTAAAGTCTCCAGACAAGCTCCAGCTGTGGAAGGGGATGTACGACAATGCAATGCAGGCCCTGAAGGCAGAAAACGCCAGCCGAAACATTGACCGCAACACCAACGTGATGGAGCCGTAAATGCCGACGTATGTATCGCCATTTACTGGGGACGTTGTACAGCCTACCGACGTAAGCTACCAGTCCCTTACGTTTTCTACCAACCAAGAGCTGTCCTGGCCGGACAGCACAATACCTGGTGGCAGTACCGTGGTTGCGGCGAGGATCATAGACTGCATCGCAAACGCGCCAGGTCTATCAATTCGCCTGCCGCCGGCCAATCAGATATCTGTCGGAACCGATATTCTTTTTCGTAACCGAGGACTGGAAGACTTTGTAGTTGAGGACTACACCGGAAGCAACGACGTAACCATAGCCGCTGGAACCGCGCGGTACTTCTACCTGGTAGACAACAGCACCGCCGCCGGGGTGTATCGCAACTTTACCTACGGCGCCGGCACCTCAATAGCAGACGCTGCGTCTTTGGTCGGCAGTGGCCTTACGACCATGGCAGGGAAGTTGGAAACCTCAACGGACGTGGTGGAGGTTTCCGTCGCGCCATCTCTTGATGAAACCAGTCGGGCCCTGGCCTACGTATGGACCAGCGGGGCCGGTACGTTTAACCTCCCGGACCCCGCAACGATTGAGCCGGGTTGGTTTATCATGGTGAGAAACGGAGGAACCGGCGCGCTTACGATTACGCCGTTTACCGGATCTCTGATCGACAACACCAGCACCTCAACGTTTTACCCGTCAGACTCGGCAATCATTGTCTACGACTCCGACACGGATAACTTTTTTACGGTGGGCTTGTCCCGTCAGACAACCGTGGTCTACACATCGGCCACCTACGACGTAGACTCAATCGTAGGCAACACCATGAGCCTGGTAAGTTTTGCCCCCACAATTCAGACCTACGTGGCGTTTACTGGGGCCAGGACTCAGACACTTACGGTGACGCTGCCCGCAATCACTCAGCTGTACGTTATATCGAACACCACAAACCAGCCGGGGTACAGCGTTGAGTTTCAGGTCTCTGGTAGCATACAGCCCCCAATTCAGTTTGGCGATGGCGTTACCGCCATTTTGTTAAGCGACGGGACAAACCTGACCACCATCGCAACGACTACCGTGACCGGTTTATTCCTGGCAAATGACGGCACCGCGCTGGCGCCAACGTTTAGCTTTATCAGCGATACAAACACCGGCTTGTACCGGTCGTCGTCTGACGTTCTAAACGTGACCGCCGGCGGCCAAGATATATTTGAGTTTAATGCGTCAAACTTAAGCAGCCTGCAGGTGTCTACGCCGGCAGAGTTTAACGCTGGCATTATTTCTGGTGGCACGTTCTAATGGCGCAGCAGTTAGACCAAAACCTTGGAATGATCTACACCCTCGGCGTGCAGCCGGGGATAAAACGCGACGGTACAAGCTTTGAGTCAAGAGAGTTTACCGACGGCGTGTGGGCAAGGTTCCAGCGAGGAACACCCCGTAAGACCGGCGGGTACCGTCAGATGTTTAGGGATTCCAACGGTATCGCGAGGGGCATGATTGTAAACGCGTACAACGGCCTTAACTATTTGTTTGCCGGCAACGCCACAACGATCGACGCGTTTACGACCGGCACCACGCTCGGTGCCGGTAACGGTCCTTTCCCCTGTGTCATGAACGTCGGGTATGCTGAGGAGCCAGTTATTGCCACCGGCGTTAATGACTTTGACGTAACCGGAGACCAGACCGCAAAGTATCCGATTGGCACAAAGGTAGTCTTTGACCAGACGCCTGGGGCCCAGATCTACACCGTAACCGGATCGGTATTTGTCGTTAATACAACCGTAACCGTAACGCCGGCCATGCCCGGCACGCCGCCAACCAGCGTATGGCTGGCCGATACGTACTACCAGCCAGATGTTGATAACCTGTGGCAGTTTGACATTCAGTACAACCCGCAGGGTGGGGCCCTTGAGGTAATTGCCCACCCAGGTCAAAACTTACTTAACATCGACAGCGGCTTTCAGACGCAGGTATACGCTGGCGATATTTTACCTGGCCCTGGCAACGTCTGGAATTTCTACGGGCTCTCAGACTCAGAGGGCGGCAACCCCACCTTTGCGCCAATAACGACCGATGGCGGGGTGTGCGTCCTGTACCCCTTTATTTTTATCTACGGATCTAATGGGTTTATCGCAAACAACCACGTAGATGCCGTATACACAGACCAAAACTTTAACGACTGGAACGGGCCACTTGCCAACCGGGTTAACATGACGGCCGGTAAGATCGTAAAGGGCATGCCGGTGCGTGGCGGCACCAACTCCCCGTCCGGTCTGTTCTGGGCTACCGATAGCCTTATCCGGGTGTCTTTTACAGGCAACCCGGCGCAGTACTGGAAGTATGACATTGTTTCTAGCCAGACCTCCATCATGTCATCGAATTGCGTCGTTGAAAGTGACGGAATTTTTTACTGGATGGGCGTTGACCGTTTCTACCTATACAACGGCTCGGTTCAGGTTCTCCCCAACGATAAAAACATAAACTGGGTGTACGACAACCTAAACTTTCAACAACGCCAGAAGGTGTGGGCCACTAAGGTGCCCAGATATAACGAGATCTGGTTTTTTTATCCGCGGGGCTCCGCAACCGAGTGCACCGACGCCATCATCTACAACGTCAAGGACAAGATCTGGTACGACGCGGGCCAGGCCCTTGGCGCTCGAAGATCGTGCGGGTACACGACGGAGGTCTTCCCCAGCCCGATATGGTTTGGGTGGGAGTACGTCGCGATCTTCTCCAACCCGTACCAGGTGGCGGCAACCCCTGGCTCATCTCCGCCGCCCGGCCCCAACGAGCTGTACCTGGAGGGAGACGTGACGCCAGGGCTCCCGCCAAGTCAAAACTTTCAATTTTCTACCGTCGTTGGCGCTGATTTTTATACCGTGGTGAGCGTGTTGTATGACCCCGTGTCAAACACGACGTTCCTGGTGGCTAATGAAAATTTTTCAACTTACCCGGCAATTGGCGATAACGTATACCCCACCAACAACGGGTACACCATGTGGCAGCACGAGTACGGGGTCGATGAAATCAGCGACAACGGGACCCTGGCCATACAGTCCAGCATCACGACGTGTGACATCAGCTGGGTGGGCGGCGACCCGTCCCAGGACTCTGGTAAGGGCGTAAACCGCCGCATTCACCTGCGACGGGTCGAGCCAGACTTTGTACAGTCCGGCAACATGACGCTGCAGGTAATTGGCAGGAAGTTTGCTAGGGGCAACGAAGAGGAGTCCCCGGTCTTTACGTTCGGGCCAAACGATGGCAAGGTAGACCTGCGGATTGAGAACCGGGAGAGCCGTATTAAGTTTGAGAGCAACGTCGCCGGTGGAGACTACCAGATGGGCCGCGTGCTGGTCACGGCAGAGTACGGGGACGAGCGGCCATGAGCGCGCCCATCAACCAAAGCATTCCCTTTATCGCGACCGACAGCACGTGGGAGAGCTGGAACGGGAGCATGCTGCACTACTTTGGGCAGGAGCCCCTGCCGCGCGTTGATGAGGAGAACTGGCCGGACTTTGCGTTTCAAATGGCCGGGCTCCCGACGTTTATGTCGTACGGCATACCCAGCCCGGACAACTTCGATAAATGGCAGGACTGGGTCTCGATGGTCGTATCTTTGGTTAACGGGCCGACCGAGTAGGGGGTATAATCTTCTCCGTTTCTGCATTAGTAGATATAGGAGAAGATGAATGAATTTTCTGGATCTGTTTAACCGGCTGGCAAGGCTGGCCAAGCCGGCGGCGGCGAGTGAGCTGGTCGAGATAACCGACCCACAGGGGCCCCTGAAGGACACGGGAATTGACAGCCTGGACATGCTGATGATCACGGTCTACCTGTGCGAGATCTTTGGCATACCGGAAGAGGTCGGCAAAAACCTAAAGCCGGCCAGTGTGGCAGAGGTAGAGGCCTTCGTGCAACAGCACAAGACGAGGGACTTTGGTTCGGTAGAAGAGGCACTGGCGGCGATAACGTGATTTGGCTGACCGACTACCGGACGGCCTGCACGGACCAGACGCAGGCGCTAGAGGACCTGCCGTACCCGCAGCGGGTGCACATGTTCCCCGAGACCTACCGCAGGTCGGAGACGGGCCTG